CAGCTGTTTTAAATACTTCTTTTTCTTCTGGTGTAAGAATATCAAGATGTTGCACACTTCCTTTGTTTGCAACAATTTCTTTCCATACTTGATCTGTATTTGCATTTTTAAGTTCTAATAACTGTTCTAAGTATTTATTCTTCTGTAAAAATGATCCACTCTTTGTTTTTTGAGTAAATGCATTTGCACGAAAAGGTTCTATACTTGGACTTGTATTTCCACAAATAATACTAGAACTTGCATTTGGAGCAATCGCTAATAAATGTGCGTTTCGCACTTCACAAGAGTCATCATCGGGACAAGCACCTCTCTCAACTGCGAGTCTACGAGTTTCATGTAATGCGTCTTGTTTGATATGCTTAAACATTTGGTGATTTTTACCACTTGCTCCAATACTTTCAAATGGAATATTGTTTCTTTGCAAATAAGCATGAAATCCCATTGCGCCAAGACCGATACTTCTTTCTCTGAAGGCACTGTACTTGGCTTTTTCCATCTGACTTGGGGCGTGTTCAATAAAGTAATCTAATACATTGTCTAACATTCGTACTAAGTCTGGTATAAATGCTGGAATCTTAGACCATTCCTCAAAATACTCCAGATTTACACTTGAAAGACAACATACTGCTGTTCTTTCTTCGTTTGTAGCAAGAGTGATTTCAGAACAAAGATTACTATGATTTACATAGAGACCTTTTCGTTTCTGAAAGTCGGGTAAATCTGCATTTACAGCATCTTCAAACATAAGATAAGGCTCTCCTGTTTCCATGCGATTCTGCAGTAATTTTACCCAAAGTGTTCTTGCGGACACTACTTTTTTAACTTCTTGTGTGTGAGGATCAATAAGTTCCCAACTATCATCAAAGTTTTGTTCATGCGTAGCTCTGTGTATAGTTTCCATAAACTTATCATTTATGACTACACCATGATGTAAGTTTGTACACTTACGGTTGACATCTCCACCAGTAGGCTTACGAATGTCTAGAAATTCTTCAACTTCAGGATGTGTAATATGCATATAACCTGCATAACTCCCTCGTCTTGTAACTCCTTGTGAAAAAGCTAGCATTTCTGCGTCAACTACTTTCATAAAAGGAATCGCTCCTGTACTTTCAGAACCTTTGGAAGTTGATGTTCCTTGTGATCTCACTGCACTCCAAGAACCACCTATACCTCCTCCGAAAGAAGATAAATAAGCGTTTTCGGTGTAATGATCTGTAATACCCTCTCTACTATCTTCTACATAATTGAGAAAACATGAGATAGGCATACCTCGTTCTGTACCTCCATTTGAAAGTACGGGTGTAGAGAACATAAACCATAGATTACTTGCGTAATCATATAATCTTTGGGCATGATCTTCATCATCTGCAAAAGCTGTTGCTGCTCGAGCAAAAGCTTCTTGTGGTGATTTTTCATTTCCAACAAGATATCTGTCCTCTAGTGTTTTATGACTAAACTCTGTTAGAAGTTTGTCTTTACTATAATCTATTTTCATCTAAGTGCCTTAATAAAGTTGTGTTAATAACCTCTGTGTTTTCTTCTCCGATAGCTGTCTCCGAGTAAGTAATTAAATCCATAAGTTCAACGTTTGTCAGAAGTTGTTCTGCATTTTCGTTAAGATTCTGAATATATTTATACTTTCCATCGATAGGACAGGCATTGTAGATATCAAAAACGTCTCCATATTGTTCCATTAGCTGTACTGCACGTTTTGGACCGATTCCAGGTATTCCTGGAACATTGTCCCCCTTGTCGCCAGTCAGACATTTGAATGTAATATAATCGGGAATATCAAAATCATAATGTTCATCCCAATTATGTACTGTTGTTTCTTTTCTAGTAACTGTACTAAAGCGAGAAACTTTGTCATTAATAAGTAAGTCCCAGTCTTTATCAGATGAAACCATCCAACATTCATCAAGTCCATACTTATCAAGATTCATACTAATGTATGCCGCTATATCATCCGCCTCAACTCCTTTGAATTGAAAGACTGGATATTTTTCTTTGAGTAATGTTAGAGTATTACTAAACTCTGCCATAAACATCGCAAACTCTTTTTCTTCTTGAGGAGTTTGTTCTGCGTATTTTTCTTTTCTGTTTGCCTTGTATGTTGGTAATATTTCTTTTCTATACCAACTTCCGCCATCCGCTGTTATTACTATTGTACCTGCATTGTAAGACTTTGCTAGACTTTCTACTGTCCTAACATAGTCATACTTGAAGTCTGTTACACCTTGATGTTTCCATCGAAATGCAATATTCAGTCCATCAACTATCAGCAAGTTGCCAGTCGGGGCTGGGTTCCCAAGGTCTGAGAATGTGATTGCCATTTGTAAACTGTATCTCCTCTTTTTCTAGCCAGTGTTCTGCAATAAGTATATACGCACCTAGCCAGGCAATGTGCATATATTGCAATGTATTTTTTGGTTCTCTTACTGTTGCAGCAAAGAACTTACCATGATTCTCTCGAAAAATAAGTAAGGGTTCTTGTTCCATTTGTTGTGCTTGTTTACAAAGTTTACTCCACCACTTAAAAAGATTATTACTTTTCTGTGTGTAAATTTTACTATTGAAACCACACTCTTTGTAGAACTTAACTTCTACAGTAAAAAGATTGTGTTTGTCTTGAACCATGAGATCACCTTTTATTTTCCCACTACCAGATCCAGGTGTCTGTGTCCATGATTCTTCAGTAAGTCTATCCATCATAGATATAACTTGCTGCTCGCCTCGATTGCCTTTCTGTCTAGGATTAACCATCGAGTCGACTAATTTTCTGTTCTTTGATTATGTCTATTTTGGACAATAGTGGATGTGTCCAACCATGTGATACTATATAAGTATTCAAATTTTCCTCTCTCAGTAGAATTTCTACTAATCTTTCTTTTCCGCCCTCGTCGAGTACATTTGTAACTTCGTCAAGAAATAATACATTAATTCTAGACTTAGAAATACTACTCATCAATTTACGAATTGCTAAAAGAGTAGATGTGTTAACTCGTGCTAACTCTCCAGCACTCAAAGCTAAGATATCTACTGTTTTACCATTGTCATCTATTTCTACATTTAGTTTGTCATTTAATACTACAAACTGTAAACTAAATCTGCCATCTGATAACTCTGCGAGGTATTCATTTGTTAATTCTTCGAGATCTTTTACTAAGTTCTCAATCTTATAAGCAAGTAGTCCGTTAGTACTAAATGCTTTCTTCAAAATTTCAACATGACCAAGTTTATCTTCTATTTCTGTTATATCAGTAGTTAAACTTTTATGTTGTTCTTCAAAATCTGTTTGTTGTTCTTCAATAATTGCAAGTCTTGTATTATGTCTTTCTATTCTTTCGTTTTCTGCAATTACTTCTTCAACTCTACTTTGTCTTTCTCGAATACGAGTTTTAAGTTTTGTTATCTTTTCTGTTAACTCTGTATCGTTTGGTACTTCAGTAGGAAGACTATGATCTATTTGTCTATATATTTCTTCCCAGTTACTAATCTTCTGTTGCATTTCTTTAAATAAAATATTTGCTTTATTTATCTCTCCAAGATTATCGTTTACTAACTCTAGTTGAGCTGTGTATTCTTCTTTTGTTTCTTGATGTTTTTTTAACTCTTGTTCTATAAATGCGAGATCTATCTCTTGACCACAAGTAGGACAACCTGCATCATCTACATCTAACAAGTCAGTATACTTTTTGATCATACGGACTTCTTGACTACCTTGTGATTTTATTTCTCCAATCTGTTGAAGTAGATGTTCTGTGTCTTGCCATTCATTTTCAGAAACATACTCTTTTGCAAGTCCTAAATCTATAGACTCCAACTGGCTTTTGTATAAATTATTTTTGTTAATTTTTTTCGTAATTTCAGAGATATTTTCAAATTCTATTTGTAAAGAACGCAGAGTTTCTTCATCTTCTTCCGAGTAAAATGGTAATTCTAATTTTGAAAGTAGTGATGTATCTTCCAAATAATTATCGGATAACCATTTATCAATTGTGTCAATTTTCCCTTGTATGCGAGAAACGTCTCCAGCTAAATTTCGTGATAATTCTTTAAAAACTTCAAAGAATTTTACATAGTTATCTAACTGTAGTAGATCGATCAAAAATTTCTTACGATTAGTGTCTGTAGCTGTCAAAAACTGCAAACTGGCATTAGTATTCTGATATACTATCTGCGAGAATGTTTTGAAATCAATTCCAATAATTGCTTCTAGTGTTTTATATGTTGCAGTTGCTGTATGACTTGATATATCTTCTTCGTTCTTGTATAATTTTACTTTTATATTTGTGCGTCTAACAACATCAATTAAGTACTCGTCATCATTCACAGAAAAAGACAAAGCTATATCATAGCCATTGTTGACTTCACGATTTGGTATATCTGCTTTTTTAATTCCTTTGGAATTTTTATTGAATAATACTTCTTCAAGTATTAACGGGATTGAACTTTTTCCTGTTCCATTTGTTCCGACTAGCTGAGTAACTATACTGTCATTTAAATCAAGTATATTATCCGAACCATAACTAAAACAATTACTCCACTCCAGCTTCTTTAGCGTAATCACTAAACACTCCTAATATATTTTTTGTTTTGCTTTCATCTAACTCTAATATATAGCTTAGGTACTCGCCTAATTCTTCTTCGATTGTCATGTCTTGACCTAATATTAGAGTTGCCTCTGTTTTTCTTTTTATAACTTTTTTATCAAGTAATTCACTATTTTTGATATTACTTAGATCAGATACATCTCCTTCAATTTCATATATTGTATGATCCCACTCTGTTTGAATCATTTCACTAGGATCTGTAACTGTTTTACGAATTAATTGTGGTAAATTAAATTTATGCCATGTCCAACTCCAGTCCTTATTATCTATTAATAAGTATCCAGTTTCCACATTCTTTCTATGAAAACTTGTAGTCATAGGACTGCCAGGATATACTATATTTCTTTGTGTATTGCTATGTGCGTGTAAATCACCTGAGAATACTACTTTGAACTTATCAAAACGATTCAAATCTACTTCAGGCTGTACATGAGGTGGTATCTCACCACGAACATGAGTAAATAATATATCTGCATCAATATCTTCTATACTTTTCTTTTTGTGTAAATCTGTATAGGGTAATATTGCATAATCATGAGGAACCATTTCCCCATATGTTGTTTCATCAATCACTTTTACTAGAGGATTGAGTTCTGTTGTAACTTTTTTTAAGTTTGTAAAGAAAGTTTTGTGTTTTCTTGTTGCTTCGTGGTTACCATCATAAATGATAGTTCTAACACTGACGCCCTTTACAAAGTCAAAGTAAAGTGTAAGTTCATCCATGCTGGGGACTCTATCAAATAAGTCCCCACCAATGATGTGCAAATCAACATCTTTTTCAAGATCATAAATTTGTTCAAAGAATAACTTGTAGCGTGAGCACGCCCAAGCTACAGGTACATTCTTTTGTCCAAGTTTAATATGCCAATCTGCAGTAAATAGAATCATCCTACGAATTCGTCTCCTGGTGTCCAAGAACAACCTGTAAGACCACCAGCTTTTAAAGCCTGTAGTGTTCGTAAAACTTCGTCTGCATTTCTTCCTGTATCTAATGCATTTACTGATACATGTTGTATTACCCCTTCGGGATCGATTATGAAAGTTGCTCGATAACACACTCCATTTTCTTCGTCTACTATTCCTAGTTTTCGAGAAAGCGTAAGACCGCAGTCTGCTGCAAGAATATGATTAATTTCTCTGATAAGAGAATTATCTTTCTTCCATGCTACTTTACAAAATTCGTTATCTCCGCTTACCCCAATAACATCAGCTTCGCTACATAACTTGTCCATTTCTGATATTTCTGTTGGGCAAATAAAAGTAAAATCTTTTGGATAGAAGTATACTACTGACCATTCGTTCAATAATACATCTACATCAATAATTTCGTTTTCTTCATTTACTCCTTGCATGTGCAAGTTCGGAAAATCGTTGCCTACTGTTAACATAATCTACTCCTATTTGATATCAAACTCGTCTGTGACTGTTTCATCAGGTTCGTTTGATGCTCCCTCTCTTAATCTGTCGAGAAGTTCTTTTTGTGCATCGGGTGTTGGTCGAGTAAGTACTTCGTCCATAGACTTCAGTTCTGAGATAAGTTCCATCTCAGCATCGTCTAAAGCTCTTGGTTTACATTTTAGAGCCTGTAATTGGTACTCTACATTGTAAGCCATTGGTCCAGTTTTCACTCTTTTAAAGAATACATCCCAACCAGTCGCAGGGTCAGTTGGATCGCCAAGATCTTCTGCTGCAACCATTATCTGCTCGAGTAATTTTTTCTTTAAGTTTAGTACTTTGACTTTTCCATCGTGGATACATTGAATCGCATATGCCCAACCGCATTTCAATTCTGGATGATATTCTCTTACCCAGTCTTTCTCTACATTGGTAAATGCTTCTGCGTCTCTATCGAATGATAGACACTCGAATGGTAAATTCTTACCGTTTTCGCCTTTCAACCAGTAAACATAGCGAGGAAGCATATCCCCAACCATTCTTACCATGTTGTCGCCTTCGACATATTGATAACTGTCGATTTTATTTTTTTGGGCTTCGCCCTTAGCTTGATTAAATTTTATTGCCATTTTAGTTCCTTTAAAGTGATTTCTTCGAATTTGAAGTGTATATAATACCCCTCGATTCGTAGTAATCTATTGTTTTTAATACTGTCCTCATCCCCTGTAAAGTGGAGGAGGTCTAATCTGGTATCTTTGTTTTTCTGATATTCAAAATAATTACGCAATGATGCGATACCTGCATACTGTGCAATCTCGCCATCTGAATATCTCCTTCTTTGAATGAATAACGCCTCTGGGTTTACTAGGAACGAATCCCCATGAAAACTTTTAGTCCAGAATTTATATATTCTATCATGTCTATTCACTGGTGGTAGCTTATAGGTAAGTATGTGAAGTATCGTCAAAATATCTTTGACACTCCCGTTGCTTTCCCTTTTTACTTTTTCCCAATTATAGAATAACATATTATAACAAACTTTTAACTCCGTGTCAAGATATATTTTTTCATGCTATACTTCAAAAACTTCATAGCCCTGTCGGATGTAATATCCCCTTCTCGCCGAAGCCTGCTTTCTAGCAGTTCGACCATGTAAGTTAATATCCACTACTTTGGGCTGTTGTTTTCCGTCATACATTCTTATTACTCGCCCGATTAACTGTGTGAGCAAAGGCTCATTGTTTATGGGCGTACCTAAAATGAGACAACTAAGGCAATCTAAACTGATACCTTCTGAGAAGATACTTTGTGTTCCAAAAAGAACATCTTTGTCAGTAAAGATTTCCTTAACCATCTCTGCTCTCTGCTCGTGTGGAATATCTCCAGTTACGCAGATTGCAGTATCTCCTACGAGCCTTGCACAACTCTTTAGGAAATCTACTCTATCGGCTACTACTAGAACTTTATGACCTTTTGCTGCATAACTTGCGGCAAGTATACCGATCATATTTTGGTATTCCCAATCAAAAGCAAGTGAGTTGACTCTTGTAGCCCAGTCAACATTGCCGTCCATGAAACGAATACCAGAGTTTATAATATCTACACTTGGTGTAAGATAATTCTCTTTTGGTGGTTTAAAAACAGTACTCGAAAAGTAATCACGAAACACTACATGTCTTCCGTCTTTTCGTTGCAAGGTTCCTGTTAAACCAATTTTATTCTTTGCTCTCGAAGCATCAATAATTCGTGTAAAAGTTGGACTACTTACATGATGCATCTCATCAAGTATAATAGTACCGAACTCAAACTTCCCTGAGCCAATCACACCCGCCGTAACCCCGAAAACTTTTTTTACTTCTTTTTCCCACTGCCCTCTTAAGGCTAAAGTGTGGGTAACGATTAAAGTTTTCTGTTGTAATTTATTTGCGATAGCTAACGCAGTAAATGTCTTTCCCCAACTGACCCAAGCGTTGATTATACAACTGCCTTCGACTTCATCATATACAGACTGTTGAGAGTCTCGTAAAGTGAACTTGAAGTCAAGTGGTTCGATTGGTAACTCAACCCGTTTGTCAACTATCTCGTAATCGTCTGGAATTAAATCCGTTCTCCCGATTGGTAAGGTCACTAAACCTGCTCTCACTACGCCCATATTCTTTATGATAAT